TCCAGGCCTTGAGCGGTGATCCCTTTGTCAATGCTGGGGCTGGTGACTTTCGCTTGGATGACACGGCCGGCCAAGGAGCCGCTTGCCGTGCAGCGGGCTTAGGAGTTTTGGGGCAAACAGACAGTCAGGACATCGGTGCCGTACAGCACACTGACCCGGTGGGTGGGTCTATTACGATTCCAGTAAATGAAACACATATTTCAATAGCTGCTTCGGCGGCTGTTCCTTATTAACTTGAAAGGTATTAACAATGGGTAGAAGATATAGTATTGCTGACGACCAGGCGATGACAGCTACTCCTGGTGATTCTGTTTTGAGTATTGTTGGCACTACAGATGTGCGACCTAGGATATATGACCTGATCTTTGGGACAACAGGCACTCCGGCTGACACTATGATTCAGTACCTTCTCCAAAGGTTTACTGCTGATGGAACTGGAGATGCGCTGGTGCCTACAGCTCTCGACAGTGGTGATCCAACTGCTGTTGGGGCGTTTCTTGGGAATCACTCAGCAGAGCCTACATATACTGCTGGTGAGATTTTACTCCAGGTAGCACTCAACCAGCGAGCTACATTTCGTTGGGTTGCATCACCGGGGAGTGAAATCGTGCTTCCTGCACATGCTACAAATGGTGCTGGATTTATGGGTATGCACGCTAGCTACGTTGGTCTATATAGTGCTACAATGCTATTTGAGGAGTAGATGTGGTACTTAGACCCTCTGGACATATTGAGATTGCAGGTGATAGTGGGCTCTTTAGAGCTGATACCCTCCAGTGTGTTCACTGTGGATGTCATTGGCAGGTAAGGCGTGGCAGTAAGATAACCAGAGGATTCTGCTTTAACTGCAATGGGCCTATCTGTAGTAAGAAGTGTGCAGTGTGCGTACCGGCAGAGCAGAAGCTAGAAAATATAGAACATGGCAGGAGATTAGACTTTAAGCCTATTAGGGTTCCTGTGATTAAGATATAATGCCTCAAGTATTTCAATATCCTGGTAAGGTAGAGCCACTAGAGCCTAGTCTCTATGTAATTCCAGAGATGGACTCTTGGTTTAGGCAGGCTAGTGAACCTGCAAGACTCATCCCAATTCCAACAGAGGGAAATGCTGTTATTGATTTCTCATTGGCTAATTGGCCTGTGCCAGGAAATGCACACTGGATACAGCCGGCTAGGCATGTTGTTCAGCCGAGGCCTCCTAGCCCTGAGGGTCTTGAGGTGAAGCCACTAGAGCCTAGCCTATATATTATGCCGGAGATGAGCTCCTGGTATATGCAGGCTCAGGAGCCAGTTAGAGTTCAGCCGGAGACACTGAGGGAGTTCCTTGTTGGGTCGCTGGAGCCTATTGCTCCTATTATAATACCGTCAATGGCTACGTGGTTTATGCAGGCTTCAGAGCCAGTGATAGCTAAACCGCCTGCAGTTGAGGGTGAGGCGTTTGACACTAGGTTTGTCTTTGTTTATGCTACCTCAGCTGGGATGGAGTTTGAGGCAAGAGAGAATAGGATGCACTTTACTGCAAGGGTAGAAGGCTAATGGGCTGGTATACTTCATCAGTAGCGGAGCTTCAGAGCGTAATTGGCGCTGGGACTGTGGCATCAGCTCTAGCCAATTATGACACTCTGCGTGATGGGGATAGGCCTGCGCTGATAGCTTCTCCAGCGTTTGATAATTCCCTGGAGGCTATAGCTGGAAGCATTACGATTGAGCCGACTACAGGATGGGAGTTTGTCCTCTGGGACTCTCAGAAGCTAGTTAGAGATCCTGGGAATATAAACTGGGACTTCAGTGATGTCCAGCCGCTGTTGGATAGGTTCACTCATTATCAGTCTACTATTCACCATTTGCTGGATGAGTTGGAGGCTGATCTGAAGAACTTCCTGGAGGACAATAATCTTCCATTTGTCTTAGTAATAAGCATGTCCAGGTATGGTTACTATATGCCATTGAGTGGTGGGAGTGTAGCTGTAGATCCTGCTAGTGCTGAAGTGTTAGTCGATGTAGAGTGGAATGGTGGGGTTAATAGTAGAACTGATATGAAGCTATACTCCGTTATAGGAGATGTTTTATCAGTCAAGTGGGGATCTGGAGATGCTTTGCCGGCGGCTACTACAGCTGTAACACTGGATGGGCTGGCAGGAGTGTTGACTACTCGCAGTGGAGATAATAATGGAGTGGTGACACTGAATGCTAGTGGCCATGGGATTACTACTAACGTTTGGAACAAGATACCTAGAAGGAGGTTCTCATGGGTATGGAGTGCTATTGTAACTGATATATTCAACGGAGATGCAGCAGTAATTGGTGCAAAGGGAGTAGGGGAGGATTTGGCTAAGTATTTAGCTAATCATAATAGGCTTACAAGGGTCGTTCTTGACTCCGAGAGAATGAATGCTATTCAGGAGAATGACCTTTCGAATCTGGCTGCTACTAATGCTGGTCATAGTGGCTTCCAGACATGGGTGAATCCGCCAGGTGGAGGAGCTTATACTAATATAATTGCCAATGATGATGCTGAGTTAGCTAGACTACGGTTTCACGAGGACAGAAGGCACTGGGATGTTTGGCATTCAACTATCATAGGTATTGCCCAAGGACTCTGGCCTGGACTAGAGTTCACCACCGACAATCAATATTACCGTCACCAGTATGACTCAATGGATGCTGTGCAGGAGTGGCTGGGGTCAGGAGCCTGGCCTCCAAGTGGTAGCAATAGATGCGGGTTCATGGCTAGTCTAGCGCAGTGCAGGAATAGAGTGGATGGGACCAATAAAAAGATAATCATTGGCCCTCACCTTGGCTGGCCTATTGATGGAACAGAGAGGCCGACTCCTCCTGATGTGTTTAGTATCAATATGTGGTTAGCGTTGGCTTATGGAGCTAGCGGTACAGTTCACTGGGGACTAGATCAGCTCTTCGATAATACAGCTACGTTTAGGAATGCTACTTGTGAGCAGACATGGGATGCACTGAAGGACTTTAGAGATAACGTCATTGATGCTATTACAGATAGTATGAGTGCTACATTTCTAACGAGCTGGAAACCTTCGGTTGATAGGAGGATAGCATTCTGGGATTGCGAGGTTAACCGGTTCTATAATTCAGGGAGAGACAGTGATGCATGCGCTAGACCGACTGTAGCTGGTGGAGTAGATGTTTCTCAGAATAGAGATTGGCTAGACTGGCAGTCCTGGAGGAATATGTGGCAGGCAGCTCAGTACCTCGGCGAGCCTATGGATATAATCTGGGATGAGGATATATTAAACGGGGAGCTGAGTGAATATGAAGTTTTGTTAGTTCCTGCTGCTTATGTTGTTACAGAGGAGTTATACAATGCTGTTGTAAGCTTTGTATCTGCTGGTGGGTATGTCATTATACATAAGGGATCCATCTTTGAGACTGAAGGCGAGATTGGTTTTTCTATCCTTGACGGCACTTACTGTAGCGTTGGTGCTGGTAATCCAGTGGTTGTGGATCGGGGGAGTCTTGCTCCTGGTTGGAGGCTAAAAGAAGGTTTAAGTATAACTGAGTACGAGACGTTCATTGCGGCACTAAGAGCCGATATCAGGAGCAAGCTCCCCTTTACTCCCTGCTGGGATATGGGGGTGAAGGATATTATTCTTAACAGAATGACATATAGAAGTAGGGAATACTATATCATTGTTAATGATGAGAGGACAGGCGGTGGGACTGAGGATACATGGTTCTTTGATACTTATGGGCTAAGGAAGATTCATGATGTAGGGGTGGCTGCAACCATTGACAATGAGACTAATCAGAGACTGCAGGATATTATCTCGGGTGAGGTATTTGATCCTGGTGATGAGATAAGCCTTCCAGCTGCTGGCGGGAGAGTGCTTGTGGGATACGAGGCAACAGGGAAAGAGCTTACAGCTAATGAGAACAGGATGCACTTCACTGCTAAAGAAAACAAGCCGCAATATACTGTGAAGGGGAAAGCAAGATGGGGGAATTGACAGCATGGGGGAATCCTGTAGCGGCTGTAGGAGAGTCTAATAACTTCGCTGTCTCTTTTGATAAGGTGGTGGATAGCGGGGAGTTGCTGACAGGGACGCCTACTGTTGAGGAAGTGACTACTACTGATCTTACGATTGAGAATAAGGCTGTCAGTGGAGTAGCTTTGTCGATTAGAGGAGAGACTGTGGCTATTGGGAAGGCTGTTACGTTTAGTGTATCAGGGCAGACGCTGGCTAGCTCGCCGTATACAATTAAGATTACAGTAAGCACAGACTCTACCCCATCGCAGACTAAAATCAGATTCATTCAGTTTTATGTCGGAAGCGACTGACTTCCATTACATAGGAGATTAACATGGCTCTTTCAGGATTGACTGCTGAAATTAGGGCTAGTATTGCAGCTACTATTGAGAAGGAGATAGCCGGGGTAGGCACTCCAAAGGATGTTCTGAATATCTCGAAGCTTCTCTCGCTTACATTTGGAAATGGAGCAGGGAAGGCTGACCAGATTTACTATGATCGGAATGACATAGCTGCCAGCGGGAGTGATGATCTCGATATGGCAGGAGTGCTGACTAATATCTTTGGTGAGACTATTAGCTTTGATTTGGTTAGAGCTGTAATGGTTCTTAATAGATCAGATGAGGCTATTGTTCATGGTACTCATACTGTAGCTACTGATGCTGAGATTAGTATTGGTGGAAGTGGCGGGTTCGAGTGGGTTGGACCATTTGCTGCTGTAGGTGATAAGATGGAAATACCAGCCGGTGGTCTGTTCATTATGACTAACCCTACTGCAGCTGGGTGGGTTGTTGGTCCTGGTGCTACTGATCTACTTGGTATTGACAATCTAGATGGTGCTGATGTGGCACTTTATGATATTGTTATTATTGGAGAGGAGGCCTAAAATGGTTCTTACAAGCTTACAAGCCAGACTGACAGCTCAAATGGATTTGACGGTAGGGAAAACTGGGGATTTTTCTAGTCCTAAGGCGGCGGCTGGCATTAACAGGGTTCTAAACTTTGCGCTTGGAGCTGGAGCTATAAATGCTTCTAATGAGATATGGTATAGTAGGGAGATACTGGCTATATCAGGAACTAACGATCACTTAATGGATGCAACTGTATTAAATCCATTTGGTGAGACTGTTAACTTTGACCTAATTAGGGCGATTCTGATTATTAACCAGTCAGATATTGCCTGGAGTACGCATGTTGCTAATACTACATCAGTTCTTACTATTGGTGGTGATGTAGATTCCGTACCTTTTCTTAGTCCTGTAACTGCTACGCTTGATTTACATGCTGGTGACATCTTCCTTCTGACTCGCAATACTGCTGCTGGTATTAATGTAACTGGAGGAACTGGTGATGTTATTCAGGTAGCGAATAGCGCTATTGAATCACTGTATGATATTGTAGTGATTGGTGACAAGGTATAATGGTAGTTAGTGGCAGAGAAGCCTCGATTAGGCATCAAAGGAATGAGTCTATATCTAAACGCGATATAGGCGAGATTCCCCATACTGTTAATCCGGACCGCAAGGATCGGGGCTCTGCTTCCCTGTCATCATTTTGCAGGGAGTACCAGTCAAACATCTTTACTGTGCCTTTCTCCAAAGTGCATACAGACGTTATTAGCAGGATGGAAGCTGCTATCTGCACTGGCGGGTTGTTTGCTTATGCAATGCCTAGAGGTACTGGTAAGACTAGTATTGCCGAGGCGGCTGTTCTTTGGTCGGTGTTGACAGGGAAGAGGAAGTATGTAGTGCTAATCTCTGCTACAGAGAAGCAGGGAACTCAGGCTATGGAGAATCTGAAGAAGGAGCTATCCACTAATAGAGCGATAATGGAGGATTGGCCTAGGGCCACATACCCGATATGGGCGCTAGAAGGAATCTCGCATAGAGCTCCAGGGCAGTTATACATGGGATGCCCTACACATATGGTTTGGCGAGGAGAGAAGATTGTATTTGCTACTATCCCAGGGAGTAGATGCTCTGGCTCTGTTATTGAGGTGAGAGGGCTGACTGGTGCTATTCGTGGGATGAAGACTAACCTGTCAGATGGTAGGGGAACGATAAGGCCAGAGCTGGTAATCCTTGATGATCCTCAGACAGATGAGTCAGCTAAGTCACTTACTCAATGCCATGATAGAGAAAGGATTATACTTGGAACTATTTTAGGATTGAAAGGTCACGAGGAGGAGATTTCTGCTGTAATGCCTTGCACTGTAATCCACAGGGGGGACTTAGCAGAGAGATTCATAGATAAGGATACCCACCCTGAGTGGCAAGGGGTTAGGTCAAGACTGCTTATCGACATGCCAACTCACATGAGGCTTTGGGATGAGTATAATGACTTGAAGAAGGAGAGTGCTGACTCAGCTCATAACTTCTATATAGAGAATAGAGCTATGATGGACGAAGGCGCTGTTCCTATGTGGAAGGAGTGTTTTAATAAGAGACAGCTCTCTGCTATTCAATACGCGATGGATTTGAGGAATAACGTAGGCGAACAAGCATTCTGGGCTGAGTATCAGAATGAGCCACTTGATGATGCCTCGGATGGGGAGCAGATTACTGTTGATGGGATACTTGAGAAGACCACAAGTTATCTAAGGTGGCAGGTTCCTGGCAACTGCCAGCATCTTACAGCTCATGTTGATATTCATAATGCTGTACTGTATTACATGATATGCGGTTGGGATGAGAAGTTTAATGGGTATATCATTCAGTACGGTATCTGGCCTGAGACAAAGAGGAAGTACTTCTCTATGTCGGATATTCAGGATACACTGATGAAGAAATATCCCGGAAGAGGAGTTGACGGAGCTATCTATGCGGGGATACAGGATATAGTAAAGAAGATCCTGACTCATCGGTTTAGAGCAAAGGAAGGATACAGTGGACTCCATGTTAGCAGATGTATTGTTGATGCGAACTGGAAGACTGCTTTAGTTAAGGCATATTGCAGGGAGTCAGGATACGGAGCAATCGTTATCCCTGGTCATGGTAGGTATATTGGTGCTGAAAGAAAGCCACTTAATGATTATAGGAAGGCCGCTGGGGATAGGCTTGGCCTAGCGTGGAGGGTGCCTGTTGCTTTGAGTAGAGAGGGCATTCGGCATGTTCTTTACGACACAAATCACTGGAAGTCGCATATCAATACAGCATTGTTAAGTCCACCTGGCGAGAGAGGGTGCTTGCAGCTATTTGGGAAGTACGATCATAAACTATTAGCCGAGCATCTTACTGCAGAGTACTTTGTAGAGGTACATGGACGTGGAAGGCAAGTTAACCAGTGGATATTGCATCCTGGCAGAAGGGATAATCACTGGCTGGATAATCTAGTAGGTTGTGCTGTTGGTGCATCTATGCAAGGATGTCATACGATTGATAACACAGTGCCCAAGAGAGTGCGGAGACCTATAAGGTACTTAGATTTATGAAAATTGACTTTCCAGTATTTACGAGTGCTAATGCGTTGCAGAGGAGAGGGTCCAAGGCAAGTGAAATGATACCTTGCCCTCGATGCAAGAAGGAGTCAGGAGTCTTTGTTAATACTAAGAACAGAATGGATTTTGTTGGTGGTAGTAACAGTCGCATGTTTCATGAGATAGTGTGGGAACACTGGAACTGTATTAACTGCCATCTTCATTGGACAGAGAAATATGGTGTTAGCAAGCCGCCGAAGCCTGCTAAAGGATGTCAGACATTTGAACAGTTAAGAGGAGCAATTCACAATGCCTACAGCAAATGAAATTGTCGATGATCTTAGGGCTACGATATTAGCCAGTCCTGGTGTAAGTGAGATTTCAGTTGATGGAATAAGTATTAAGAGGGAGCATTTGCTTAGGGAGCTGAACTACTGGGAGAGACGAGCTGCTAGAGAGAATGGGAATTTGCCTAACAGTGCCAGTATAGACTTGAGCAGTGGGTAGTAACATGAGACTATGGATTGTTGGTCAGACTAGGTCAGGTGAATTTCCTGACTTAGTATGGGATTTTCAGGGAGTCTTTGATTCAGAAGATAAGGCACGAGAAGCCTGTATAAATGAGTGGTATTGGATGGCTCCTATTACTGTTAATGAATCACTGTCTGATGAAAGTTATGCCTTTCCAGATATAGTCTATCCAGTAGGGATAAGCAGTAGGTAGTAACATGGGACCGGTAAGCTCAGCTGTTGATAGGACGAAATCAAGAAACACTACGCCAAAGCGTAGTAAGAAGTATACTCAGGGCTACGACGCTACTGTTACTGACAAGCGTCGGAGAGCTCCTAAAACAGACGTTAAGTCCGAGGACGATCATTTAATTGCAGCGGACAGGAGGAAGCTAGTCTCTACTACTAGAGACCTGAGGAGGAATTACACTCTCGCTGCATGGGCGATTAGGAAGCACTTGGACTATGTTGCTTCACATAGCTTTCAGTCTAAAAACGGTAATGATGCTCTTGATACTCAGATCGAGAAGCTGGTAAAGTGGTGGAGTCTCCCTCAGAACTTTGACGTGGCAGCTAGGCATGGGTTGCATAGGTTTACTAGGCTAGCTGAAGCATCTCGCGTAGTAGATGGCGATATTCTTATATACAAGCTGAGACGTGGTTTGCTACAGGCGATTGAAGGAGATAGGATTGACAATAACAATAGAGGCGAACATATATGGATTGATCGTGTTGACATGAGTGAGTATAAGAGAGGAGTTAAGTGTGACAAGAATGGGAGGGCTCTCTCTTATATTGTTAATAATAGGAGTGCTACTGGAAATAGGCTGGTATTTGATAGGATTCTTCAAGCTAGGCATGTCATTCACTTCGGCTACTACGATCGGTTTGACCAGGTTAGAGGAATCAGTCCACTAGCTGCTGGTATTAACTCGTTTCAGGATACCTATGAAGGTGTCACATATGCGTTAGCTAGAGCTAAGGTCGCACAGCTCTTTGCATTGGCACTGAAGAGGCAGTCAGCTGAAGATATTGGAGATGTGACTAAGAGTGTAAGCTCTGCTGGTGAAACTGACAAGAGCGAAACTACAATTAACTTTGGCAAAGGACCCCTTTTCCTGGATCTTGAACCAGAGGATGATGCTCAGTTCCTTGAAAGCAGGCAACCGGCTACGGAGTTTCAGGCATTTACTGAGGCTATCATGGCTCTATCACTGAAGGCTCTTGACATTCCATTTTCGTTTTACAATGAGAGTTTCACTAACTACTCTGGGGCCAGGCAGGCTCTCTTGATGTATGAGCAGTCTGCTAAAGAGAAGAGAAAGGATGTTCAGGCGTTACTTGATTCTCTGACTGCGTGGAGGATTAGCCTCTGGGTATTGGGTGGAGTGCTGGAGCTTCCTGAAGGTATGACTGTTTCAGATTTGGAATGGGAGTGGATTCCGAGTGGCTTGCCTTGGATTGATCCGTTGAAGGAGACTGAGGCAGATGTGAGGGCTGTTAAGGGGAAATTTAACTCCCGTCGTAGGATACTACGCCGCATGGGCCTTGACTGGAATGAGGTGATAAATGAAATCGACGAGGAAGAGAAAGAAATTCAGAGGAGAGGACTTGCGGAAGTTGCATCTACTGGCAATGCCGGTAGTAACTCTAACGGAAAGGGATGAGAGATGCCAAGAAAAGAAGAAGTTAGGCAGATTAATCCGCGTAATCTAGTCCTGCCGTCAGAAGCACTGACATTTACGCCGGTTCTTACTGATGATGGGAGTAGACCTACAAGAATGAATGTTGAGTTGACAGTAAGAACAGACTCTCCTGTCCAGACATGGTGGGGAAATATTGTTCATGACTTATCAGGAATGTTTCACAAGGATAGAGTCCCTATTGACTGGATACATGGAGAGCCATTGGTAGGGTTTCTTGACAAGTTTGATATTAGTAACAGCAAGATTAAGGCCTCTGGTGAAATTGTCAGTGTAGAACTTGGCGATCAAGCCGACACTATCATTAAGCACATGCAGGCCGGCGTACCATATGAGGCTTCAATCTACTATGGTGGGCAGGGACTTGAGATTGAGGAAATCCCGGTAGGGAGAGATGCTACTGTAAATGGCAAGAAGTTCGCTGGCCCTGGAAAGGTTGTAAGACAGTGGCCTTTAAGAGGGGTTGCCATATGCCCTTACGGTGCAGATAGTCAAACTTCTGTTAATGCGTTGTCGTCACAGGGAACTGTCCCTGTTTTATTCTTTAATAAGGAGAATACCATGAGTGTTGATAGTAACGGGAAGGCTGAAGAGCTTAAAAAAGCTGAGGAAGCTAAGAAGCTCGATGCTGAGAAGCTTAAGGAGGATGAGAAGCTTAAGGAGGATGAGATTAAGAAGGCCAAGGAAGCCGCAGAGCTTGAGAAGGCTAAGAATATTCAGCCTACTCCCATGCTTTCCCCCGATGGAGTAAAGGGAGCTGATTTCATTAAAGCCTTCGGTAACGATGGAGGAGTGTGGTTTGCAGAGGGTAAAAGCTTTGCTGAATCCAGTGTTCTCTATACCAAGAAGCTTGAGGACCAGGTCAAGGAGCTCAAGGAGAGGCTGACCGCTGCTGCTGCTGATCTCGGAGGAGATGATGCTGCAGGTTTTACCGATGATGATGAGGACCCTAAGGTTCTCGCTCATCAGAAGAAAGTTTCGGATCTTGCTTTGAAAATTGGGCCCGGTCTAGCAGAGTTTGCTGCTGGACTTACGCTGCCTAAGTAACTTTATTGTGAAACGTAAAAGGAGAAAAGATATGAAGCCTAAGCCTACTATCGCTGAACAGCGAATGGCTGCTGCTACTTTGATGCTTATGAAGAGAATGATTGGAGAAGAGGACAGGGCTACGAAGTTTGCCTCTCCTACTCTCTTGGATATTGCTATTCATAATGCTGATAGCGGCATTGTTGGATTGATTGATGAGACTATTGAAGCTCATCCTGAGTTATCAATAGTACCTGCAAGGACAATTATGGGTATTAACTACAAGACCCTTGTTTGTACGGCACTGCCTACTGTAGCATTTCGTGATGCTAACGAGGGAACGGCTGCTACCCTTGCAACGTATGAAAACCGGTTGGTCGAGACGTTTATTATGAGTCCTAAGTGGGTTTGTGATAAGGCTGTCGCTGACCGGGCAGAGGATGGAGCTGAGGCTTATATTGCGCTGGCTGCAAGAGCTACGCTTGAGGCTGCTGCTCAGCACCTGTGCTCGTGTTTTTACTATGGATTGACTACGTTAGCTGCTAGCCCTCGGCACTTAACGGCTGGCGATGCAAAAGGCTTTCCTGGACTGCATGATGCACTGGGATTGAGTGTTGCTGCCAACCAGTTAGTGGATGCTGGCGCAACAACTACTGCCTCAAGTGCAACGTCTGTGTGGATGATTAAGCTTGGTCCAACTGATGTCACTTGGGTTTGGGGTAATGGCGGAAGCCTAGATGTTTCTGATGTTAGGATTGAGAGTACTCTTGATAGCGGTGGGACCAATTCCTTCACTGCCTACGTGCAGGAGCTCTTGGCATATCCAGGACTTCAGATTGGGAATAGATTTGCTGTTGGCAGGATTGGTGAGCTGACAGATGATGCAACGGATAGGGCTACTTGCAGCCTGACTGATGCCAGACTGGCTATGCTGTATTCTAAATTCCCAACAGGGTCTAAGCCTGACATTATTCTCATGAATCGCACTTCCCAGAGGCAGCTTAGGGATAGCAGGACTGCTACGAATGCTACTGGTGCTCCTGCTCCATTCCCGACTGAGTGGGAAGGCATTCCGATTTATATTACTGATCAAATCGTAGATACTGAAGAGATTGCTCTTCTAACTGCGTAAACAAAGTTTACTTTCAATAGGAGAAAAATAATGGTTGCAAATACTCCTGAGTTCCCTGATGGTCATAGGGTATCTGACAAGGGACTCATTGCTACAGTAGTTGCCGTGCCTACTGCTACTACCCTGACGTATACGGGTACGATAGACTTAGGTTCAGCCCTTACTGCAAAGGGAGTCAGGCTAGCGGATTGTGTACTGTGGATTAAACTTCCCTCGCAAACGCTAGCTGCACTTCCTAATGGGGAGACTCTGACTGTTGGCGTTTATGCTGGAGCCGCGACTGCTCCAACTACTGTCTTAATGGCGCAAGTGATTGTGCAGACTGGAGCTACCGGAACTGATCCGGCAGTCGCCATTGAAGTCAATCTCAAGCTTCCTGATGACTGCCCAAGGTATATCAGGGCTGGGGTGCTTGACTCTGCTGGCGTGCTTGCTGTTGCTGGTAATATGGAATGTGAGCTTCGCTTCTAATGGTTGACTTAATTGAGACTGCATTGTCTGCTCTTCCTTTGCTTGTACCTCGTCGAGAGGTGGGGTACAAGCGGGGGGGAGAGACAGTTACTATCAATGCAACGATAGCTAGATCAGCTTATTTCTGGGTTGATAATAATGATGTCAGGCATTACGGTGAGGGTAGGGATTATCTGATTAAGCCAGCTGACTTGGTGATAGGTGGATCTATTGTCGAGCCAGTGGAAGGCGATCAGATAGTTGACGAAGGGAATCTGTATACTGTAATGGCTGAAGGTGGCGGGGAAGTGTGGCGGTATGAGAGCCGTTATCATAAGTTGTTAAGAGTACACACTAAGGAAAGTGACGATGAGTAGGGCAACTGTGCTTGCTGATGCCATTAAGGATGATCTTAATGGTGCGAGCTTTAGCCAGGCATTTACTGCTGTAAGGAAGTACAAGGCGCTTTATACGCTGAAGGATATGAAGACGCTAAGAGTTACAGTAGTGCTGTCCCTCATTGATCAGACTTCACTGTCTAGATATAATAATCTTGATAGCATTACTATAGGGTTAGTAGTTCAGAAGCAAGTAGATCATAGCGATAATACAGAGACAGATGCTATGTCTAGTCTGCTAGAGGAGATCTCTGAGCACTTCAGAGACAAGACCTACGGTAATGCTAATTGGCTAGGGAATACTATTACTATCCCGTTTGACTCTGATGACTTGACAGAGGAGAGGGTATTTACAGGAGTGGTGATGTTAAGGTATCAGGTAGCCTGGGTGAAGGA